ACGGTCTGCGGAAATTCCAGCATCGGTAGCCCTTCGTCGTGCAGGATTTCCGCTGACCGTTGAAAGAACGCGGGGTCATACGCGACTTCAATCAGACGGTACTGCTGATGGATGGTGCGTAGGTAGTGTTCGACTTCGGCAACGTCAACACCTGATTCGGACGGATGCCAAATTTGTGCATGAACCCGATACTTGTCATCGTGTTTCTGACATAGCACGATGCCGATGCTGTCATGCTTCAACGCCATGTCCACACCAACGAACGTGTCATACCCGGGTTCCAGCCCTACGGTCGGATCGGTACAGCCTTCCCACGCCCCAGGCGGTAGCCACGATTCCTGCGCACGCACCCATTGATTCAGGCGGTATCGACGGAACGCCATTTCAGACGACTGCTTCACCGCAGATTTCATGTCGTCTAGTTCCAGCAAATTGCAGGCAAGGTTCGGGTTTGCTTTCAACCATTGGGTTTCGTCATGTACGTCGCAGTCATCGTCTGCCTGCCACCAAAAGAACCCGAACGTGGGGTCATCGATTTCGCCTGCGGCGCACCGTTTCCCGTACTGGAACAGTTGACCGCACAACGATTCCAAATCCCAGCCAGCGGTAGTGATCGCAATCGTCAACGGTTCAATTCGTGCGCCTGAACCCAACGTCAACGCATCCCACAGTTCGCTATTGGGCTGAACGTGCGCTTCGTCGAAGATGACCGTGGACGGGTTCAAACCCTGCGCCAATTTGCCATCCGAAGAAAGCACCCGATACACCGACCCGAACTGCGGCACTTCAATCGCGTCCCGATACACCCTGCATTCCGCAGCCAATAAAGGATTGTTCATGATCTGCGCACGGGTTTCCCCGAACACGATCCGCGCCTGCTGACGGTCACCTGCCGCGCTGTAAACCTCAGCCCCCGGTTCCCCAGCAAACAATGCGTAGAGGGCGATAGCGGAACCCATCAGGCTTTTGCCGTTCTTACGGGGCAACCCGATCAGGGCGCGTCGATACCGCAGCCGACCATCAACCCGTTCATACAGGCTGTCCAGCAGCCAGCGTTGCCACGGCATAAACGACAGGTCCAACCCCGCGTTCCTGCCCTTTGTGACCGCGCAGTATTCTTCCGCGAAACCAGCGATGAAATCGCCATCCGTTTCCGCACCCAACGGGGCGGTGAAGAACGCTGGCAACCAATCAGGCTTTTGCAGCGCGTCGCGCTGCGATGCGTGCATGAAGTTTTGCGAACTCGTTTTCTTTGATTTCGCCAACCTGCAACCTTCCCCTATCCACCGGGTTCATACCCAGCGACGCTAAACCCGACATGATCTGCTTTTCCAATTCGCGCAACGCCTTCCGTTCCCGCCACGCCGACTGATCCGCAAAGACGATGCCACGCAACCGCCACCGTTCATCAGTCTGCTCACACACCAACAGCACCTGTTCCGCATCCGACTCAGGGCGAAGCCACGCGGCGCACGACCGCCACACCCGATCCCACAAATCACGCCCCGGCTGACCCAACGGGCGATGCGGTTCAGGCGCAGAACCCTGCGTCGGCAACGCAATCACAGCAGCCTTCGGCAAAGGTCTACGCCCCGGGTTCCCTGTGCGTGCCTTCTGTTCCGCAGGCTTTCGATTTGCGCCCCCCGAACCTTTACCGCCCATCATCATCACTTTCTGTGGTTGTCCTGTGGATAACACTAAAACATCTTTTGCTGCTACCGCACACAGAGACTTGCCAATGGGTACTGCACAGCGTGTTTGCGGGAGTTTTTGACCTACCCCCCGATTGCACGCGGGGGGGGTGGGTGGCTGGTCAGGGGGTTGGTCGGTTGCCTCGTCTGCTGTTGCATGACCTATGTGCTGGTGCGAGTGGGCTGCTGGGGTCGCCCGGTATCAGGTGGTCTGCTGTCCACGGGTCGTCGATGCGTGTTCCTTCTCCGCATAGGTGGCATTGGGCTGCGTTGTCCCGCACTTGTTTGGCTAACCGTTTGTAGTCGCCTTTGTAGTGTATGCGTTTGGCGTTCCGTGTTGCTTGGCGTTCTGTCTCACAGTCGCGGCATCGTGTGCCGTTTGTTGTGGGTTCGCCGCAGCCTATGCAGGGTCGGGGTATGGGCATGGTTCACCTTCGCAGCAGGTGTCTTTGTATCCGCAGTTCGGGCATCGCCAACGGTGTGCTGTTGGGTCGTAGGGGTGGGCGCATAGGGGGCAGGAGTGTGATGGGGGTGGGGTCATTGCAGGAAGTCGTGTTCGTTTCCCGTTGCTTCCGCTATAGGGGTGATCCCGGTGGCCTGCTGGAAGCGTTTGCAGATGACGTCGCAGTAGTGGGGGTCTAGTTCCATCAAGTATGCGATTCTGTTTGTTTGGTGTGCTGCAATCAGGGTTGTGCCTGAACCACCAAATGGGTCAAGGATCAGTTCACCGTATCCGCTGCTGTTGTTTATTGCTCGCTCGACCAGTTCAACAGGCTTCATTGTTGGATGCTCAGCACTCCGTTTTGGTCGTGGTACTTCCCATACGCTGTCTTGTTTTCGATCCGGTGGTTCACGGTGCGCTGCGCCCGACTTCCATCCGTAAAAGATTGTTTCGTGTCGATAGTGGTAATCAGCTCGACTCATTACAAACGAATCTTTGACCCAAGCAAGCGTGTGTCTCCACAAACCAAGTTCCGTAAGCACAATACAAAATGAATAGACAATGCTGTTTGACGGTGCAGCGACATACCAAACCCCGCCTTCCTTTGTTTGGTTGCAAGCGTTGCCAAGACTGTCACGCAGAAACTGTGTCAACTCATCAAGACTTAACGAATCATTTTGTATTTGTTTCCCACCTTTTGATTTGCGTTCCTCTGCGCTCATGTCACGACCGCCAACCCCAGCACCGCCAACAATGGCAACTCCGTATGGCGGGTCTGTCCACACCATGTCAGCCTTCTTGCCTGCCATGAGTCGTTCTAGGTCTGTTGGGCTGGTGGAGTCGCCACACAACAAACGGTGCTTGCCCAACAGCCAAACGTCACCGGGAACAGTCTTCGCTGGCACTTGTTCAGGTACATCATCGGGGTCGCCCATGATCGTCGGCAACTGTTCCGCACCCAAATCTTCAAGCAATTGCTGCAAATCTTCGGGGTCAAACCCTGTGCCAGCCAACTGGTCATCCGTAGCCATCAACGTCTGCAACATTTCCGCTAGCGCACCATCATCGTAGGAAGCGAGGTCGTTAGCCCGGTTATCCATCAGCAGGATGCGGGTGGCTTGTTCGTCGTCGCAATCAACGAACGTGCAGGCGATTTCTTTCCAACCCAATGCTTTTGCCGCTTTGAACGTGTGGTTGCCAGCAAGAATGTGCCGGGTAGATAGTTGCACCACAATCGGTCGATACTGCCCGTGGTGTTTCAACGATTCGCTGATTGCGCCAACGTCGCCCTGCCGGACGTTCTGCGGGTGCGGTGTCAGGCTGTTGACCGCTACGGCTAGGTGTTGCAGTTCTTTTCGGATCACGCAGGTTCCTTCGGTCTAAGCGAGATGCTGATGCATTTGGAATGTGACAGGTTCAATGGTGTTCCCGTCATCTAGGCAGCGTAGGTATTCGCGGATCAGTTCTGTTGACTTGTCCCCATGCGCGTTCTTCTGCCGTAGTTCGCTGATCGTTTTATGCAACCGTTCGTTCGCTACCCGTAGGTCATCGACTACGGATGCGTAGTAGGCGGCTTCAAAGGTTTGTTCACCCATAGCGTGAATGTTAGTCACAGGTTGTTCACAGGGCGATTGCGTTTCGCCAGTTCGTGTTGCAGGGCTGCGACCGTCCGTAGCAGTTCGTCGGTTTCCTGTTCGCCTCGTGGTACTACCCGGGTGAGGAAGTAGATGGCTGATTCAATGTCTGCGCGTTTCATCGTGCGCAGAATCTACCTGCTGTGTGTGTCTAGAAATGCGTGAAGCCCCACCCCGGGGGGCAGGGTAGGGCTTCAACGCGCTGGCAGCAGCAGCGGAATGGTTAGCGTTTGCGTGCGATGGAAATGCACAGACCTGCGCACAGCGAGAGGGCCACAATCGCAATGTCGTAACGCGGTTCGCGTGTGCTGGTCGTGGATTCATCGAAACCGACTGCGCCGACAGCGACAGCCCAACAGCCGAACGCCAACCAGCCTTTCGTGCGGTTCCATTTCTTGCGGTCAGTAACGTGCAACATCTTTCAACCCTTCTTCAAGTACCCGGCGGGTAATCACCCCGACTGGTACGCCTTCCTTTTCGGCTTGCGCCTTTAGTTTTTCAGACACCGATAAAGACACACGAACATTGATTCGTGTTGCGCCATTCTCCGGGTCAATGAAACGTGGTCGTGCCATCAGTTCCCCTTTTCTGCTTTGCGGTCTGCGTTCGCGTCGCGGCATTCCCAAACGCCACGCTTGATCTTACGGAAGTAGTCCGGGCGGTCATCGATCACCTTGTATGCGGTTGGGAGACTGACACCGATGGTGTCTGCCAACTGCTGTGCGGTCACTTCCTCAAACACATGAGCGAGGGCGTACTGTTCGCCTGCCTTGTGCTTGTCGATGCGTCGTTTGCGTGGCGTTGCGGTGATCGCTTCCGTTGGTTCACCCAACAGTTCCGCTGCGTGTTGCGGATGGATCATGTAGTAGTGGCACAGTTCCCGAACAGTCATGTCAGGTGATGTTTGGCGGCATAGAAGGATGCGTTGCCGTTCGCCTGCGGTGATGGTCATGCGCTGACCTGCTGGATCATGTCGGTGATGTTCATTGTTGTCCCCTTGTATGTGATCGTGGTGTTACTTGCAGGATTCGCAACCGCTGGCGTAGATGGATGCAACCATGTCAATCCATTCTGCAACCTGCGTGTCAGTCATCTTGCGGATCGTTCCGAACGAGGTCTTGACAGACTTGGCGTTTGGCTTGGCGTTGAAGATTGCGGTGGCTTCGCATCCAAGATGCTTGCGGCAGCAAACCGATCCGCTGTGGGTGTTCTCAAACAGTTCCATTGTGGTTCCCTTCGTTGTGGTCATGTATGTATCTTACCCATTCTGACACGGGTTGCAAGCATCTACACGAAGATTCCTAAAAACTGGCTGACCGCCCCAAACCCCCCACCCAGCCCACAAAACGCCCCAAAAGCCCCTACAGGGCGGTTTCACGGGCATTATGCGCCACAACCAGCCTGCCGATCACCTCAGCAACCTGCGGAACCACCGCATTCCCTAGCCCTGCAAGTCTGTCCACCC